GCTGATGAATAGTTTCCAACATTTCTAAAATTGCGCCCAATGCCCTTGTCAAATTCTTTTAATTGCTCAGTATTTTGATTTATTTGTTTCCTTAGTTCATCGGCTCTTTTTTCTACTTGTTGGAATGATTTCGACGTTCTGTCTCCAGCTAATGGTAAGGATTTCAGTTCAGTAACTAAAGCTTTATTCTTTTTGACTAAAAAATCATAACTTCCAACTACTCCGTTAGTGGCAGATTTGGCAGCCTTCAAAGAATCGTTTGAAGCCTTTACTTGTGCCCTCAAACTTATTATGGTTTTTCTGTAATCTTCAGCCGATTTTTGCCCCTCTTTAGTGCTCAGGTCTAAGGATTCATAAGCATTTACATTGTCTCTTACTTCTTTTTTAAGTGCCTTTATTGAATTAGCAACAATTTCATTTCCACGTTTTACTTCGTCGCTTGCTTTTTTGTTGTTTTTGGCTGACTCAGTTACTTTTTGTAACATCTTCAGGGCTGTCTCCATTTCCTTTGATGAAATAGAGTTTGAATTAGCTAATTTATTAGTTGTACTAATCAAAGATTTATACTCATTTTGTAGTTTTCTTTGATTTTGCATCATTGCCAATACCAAATCTAAGTGAGTTTTGGAAAAACCTTTAAAAGACTCTTCCATCAAATCAACGGCTTTTAAAATATCTTGTACATCAAATACCGTTTCTGAATTAACTTTTTGATTTGACATTTTTAATAAATTAGTTTAATTTTGAGCTTTAGTATTAGTCTATGTTTTTACATAATTATAATTTTGCACGGAAAAGAACCTTGAATTATTTTAAGGTTTTTTTTATTTTATAATTTGTGCATTCTTTTTGTCCATTTCTTTTTTCTTTTCGATAAATTCTCGCCAAAACTCAGGAAACAACACATCAACTAAATCCTTTCTCTTGTAGCCCATCATCCTAATAATAGTATCTATTTTTTCATCATAAGTTTTTAAGAAATTAGGAATATTCCCCTTTTTAGGACCGGTGTTAATAAAATCAATGCTGTTTGTGATGAATCTCTCAGTTTCTTCAATTTGACTAACTGCATTGTTGAGATTTTCTATTGAGTTTATGTTTTTGGGGAAAAGTGAAATTCGTGCAGCTATATCATCAGAAAAATAATTATTAGAATTACTGTACAGTTCCGGAAACAATTCTTTAGCCTCAGTTATTAGTTTCTTTTCAGCAAGAAGCAACTCAAACCTCATCATTTCTCCAGAAATATTGAGCCTATTTGCCCCCTCAATAAGTTTTTCCTCTGATAACAAATCAGAATTAGTTGTTTTAGTATTCAGGCTAGATACACAACAAAATATGTACTTAAAATTAGAATCATGTCCAGTATGTAGATTATCAATTGTTGTTAATACTTTCTCATCAAAAAACTTAGTTCTTTGTTCTTCGTCCCGTATGCTAACACATTGCCTAAACAAGTCCCTAACCTTGATTAAGTTATCCGTATAGCTACCAAAGTTTAGAGGCGAACAATGATTATATAACGTAGAATATTTATTGAAGGTAAACCAATTGAGAATAGGTATTGAGTTTACAGAATGATATAAATAAACATCTGGACTCAATACCTGAAATGTAGTTTGAATATTTCTTTTTTTTTTCTTATTTCTAAGAAATCTCAACAAGTAGTTCATAATGAACCTTAATATTTACGGGGTTATTTATTTTGTCCTCTATTTTGATGTCAATAATGACTATACGCCCCTTGACCGTCTTATTTGTTGAATCGTAATCGGTGAATGCAGTGGTTAGCAATCCAGCCTGCAAATTACTTACGATAGCATTATAAGTAGCGACCAAATCAGTATTACCAACGGCTGACTGTTCAATCGTTTCTACTAAGTTTGTTTGAGGCGGTTTGCTTGAAGCAAAACTTGTGTGAACTAATGCCGGTGCAGTGAATCCAGCCGGCAAATTTTTCATGCGGAATAAAATATCTCCAGTGAAAGCCATATAATTAACAATTATGATTAAAAAAAACTCTAAATTCAATACGAAACGCAATATAAGGCGAATACAACATTTCATAAGAACTCTCTATAGTAAAGTCTTGTAGAATGTGTTCTACATTTCTAAAAATAACAAAATCAGTGTAATTATTTAGAATTCTAAAGTTTAGTTTTTCTAAGAATTTAGAAATACTGAATTCTAACAAACCATTTCTTGTCATCTTAGAATCAAATTTTCTAATATTCTGAATGTAAATCAGATTCAGCTTAATATTTGAATGGTTGCTTGAATCTGCAATTTCTGCTGAATTGGAGTATAAAAAAAACAGTGATGACGGATTTCCTTTTGCTGGTAAAACTGGGATTATATTTTTTTCGTTAACTCTTGGGAAATATCCCACATGTCCTTCTTGTGTGATTTCGCATAAAGGGTAAATTATGGAGGATAAATCAAAGAAATCAGAACCCAAAGAAATAATATTTTCTTGTATCTCATTAACTTTAGATAATAGTCCTATCTGTTCATTAGATGGAATTTTGTATATTTTCATTGACTTTATTTAAAACCTTTGGCATGACCATTCCCACATATTTAAATAAGTTTTTGTTTGAAATCCCTACTATATCGGCTCCATATTTTGGTATTAACCAACGCTTTTTTTTGTCTGAAGAAAATATTTCAAAACTCTTTTGTTTGAAAACAACCTTAATTGATTTGTGAAATTCACCGGTCAAATATAAATCCACTGGGGACCATCTTTTTTTATATTCAAAATTGGAATATGTACCCAGGTTTGCTCCATCTTGATTCAAACCCTTAGATAAATTACCTTTGTTGAGACTAACTATCTCATGCCTATAATTAGACAATTGATCAAACACTTCCTTTTCAAGTTGTGGAACAACATTTCTAAAGGAAGTGATTATTTTGTTTAGTTTACTGTCAATCTCGTAAGACATACTAATTTTTAGGTTTTGGCTTTGACTTTGACTTTGGTGGCTCTTCGTCTGTATTTGGTGGCTCTTCGTCCTTTAATAGAATATGAGTAGGAACTCCCTTAACAAATACAGTTTTGTATTTTTCTGGATTAGGTTTCCATTCCTCCACAAGTACACTTTTCTTTTCTTTTTGGTGTTTATGTATTTTTTGATACCATTCTAGCGTTCTTTCGGCTGTTTGAACAACCTTTTCAGTTTTTAGATTAATTGCAACAAATTCAAATGTTTCCATAATTACAAAGAAGTTAAATAACGAACCACATCTGGTGCTTCATATGTGTTTTTCAACTCATAGTCACCATATTCTAAATCAAATCTACCGGTAGTGGTTGATGGGGTGGTTGTTCCAGCTTCAGACCATCCCGTCTGCCTGTACCCATCGGCTCCAATAGTGAACCATTCTGGCTCATCTGATTGAGTACTTGATTTTTCAAATGTTACAATTTCCCGTTTTGTTGTCAAAAACATACAAACCAAATTTCTTTTGACTACTAATGAGTCAAGATTTCGCCAAGTGTCCTTGTCTAAGTTGTGAAACTGAAAAACCATTTGTTTCTGTACATTTGGATTTGTTGCATTACGACCATCTGCTGTTTGGAAAACTGGAACCTCTCCCTCTGTTGGTAAAAAACTGCTAATTGCTGGGCTTACAAATATTTTGCCTGTATCATTTAGCGCATCTGACCAAGTAGATTGCAAAATAATGTTTTCGGCTGTCAAAGCTAAACCAGCCGGTTCTTGACCTCGTTGCATAAATACCACATGCGTAAAAAGTGGTGGTGCTGTTTTATCCCGAACGGACTCTTGGTTATTAATAGGTAAAGACATAGTTTTATATTAAATTCTAAGAAACATTTACAAGATAATATTATTACCTTTTCTTATAAAATTCTACCCTTAGCATAGTTGAATCAGAACCTTTATAAGAATCTTTCCAATGTGCATAAAAATAAATATCATCAGTCTCAATATTTATTTTGCCATTGTTTGTAAACTTTTTTGCTGCTTTGTTGCCAAACTTTTTTACAAAAGATGAGTCTAAAAATACAACCTCTACAACTTGGTTTTCTAGGTCAAAATCAACTCCAATTTCTTCAAAGCTTTTCCGAACCTTTTTCTCAATGATTTCTCCAGCAATTACCCCTGTTTCCGTTTTGAAAAAAGAGTCAACACTTGAACAGCTTGGCAACAATAACAAGCACAATACGATTGATAATAATTTACTTTTCATCTGATTTATTTTTTACTTCAAAATTACCAAATCTACCCATGAATAAGTTGTAAACATTTACTGCTTCCACTGCCATAAAAACCATTAATCCAACTAAAAAAGCAAACCACAAGTTGGACCAAGCCTTTTCTCGAAAATCTAAATCATATATAGCGTTAGCCCAAATCATAGCAAGGTAATTTACTATAAGAATTAGAGATATTACATATTTTAGAACCCATAAAACGGTTCTTTGCATTTTTAAGTAAATTCTAGGAGTTTTCATCTTTATTTTTCTAGCTAATACATCAAACGGTTTATTTAGGATTTTGGACCATATCAGTTTCCCCAAAATCACAAAAGGCGAATAAATCAATAATATCCACAATATATTAAATATTGTTTCTATCAACGAATTAGGAAAATTGCTAAACAGTAGAATTGAAAACAAAATAGGTTCTAAGAAGTTTAAATTGTTACTAAAAGATATATTGCGAGTTTCCATAAAAAATATCCTGCTAGGTAAATTAATATAATTAATGTAATAAATATACCAAAAAAGAATAAAATCAATACAACCTCCCACCATTTAAACGGGAAATTCTTTTCGAGGAAAGATTTTTTATAGTAGCCCATATTATTTAAAATCCTGCTTATGTAGCAAAGTATACGAAAACACATCGCCCCAAATTTTAACAGATTGTTTTGTGACTTCAACTAATTTTGAAAATTCTGGTCTAGGCGAGCCATTACAACCTTGACTCCAAGCGGAAAAATCATAATTTACCCAAAGAGATTTTACATCTTTGTTACTCATTCGGTGTAAATGAGTCAAATAATTTCCTTCGTATATTGTGCCCCTGTCTATTTTATAGTCTTTGTCATTGTCTCTATAATATTTCATGTCGGCTATTTGCTGAAAGTACGGATAACTTAGCCAACCCCAATAACTATTTATAAACTTATAGGTTGCTATATACTGCCCCTCTACAATTATTGCTACACCATCAACGCCCGTTCCAGTTTGGGAACCTGTCAATGGGTTCTGTTCCCCTCCAAAACCTCTTGTTCCTGCCAAAGTTGTCCAGGGCAAAGAAATCATTCTAAACTGGTTCCATTCATCACGATAAATTACAAATAAATAATCATCAAATTTATTTGTAAAATTGTCGCTATCTCTTACAGCAATAATGTTTAAATTATATTTACCATTTTCAAAGAAAATATAGTTTTTCTCATTCAATACAGAAACAATGGAGTCTATGCTTACATTTCTTAAAAAATCTTTCATATTACAAAGTTGTTTTTTGTGAGGAAAAAAGTTGTTTGTGCTGAAAACAAGTTGAGTCTAAACCCCTGAATTCATTGACTACTGATTTTAACATTTCTTCAAAATCTTTTTTAATCTTAGGTAACATCTTTGTGATGTAATCTTTTCGCATTAATGCTGTTGAGCTATTATATTTATCACTAAACAAAGCTTTTTCAGCCATGAATATGTCAAACGATTTTATCAATAAATAGTCAAAAAGACCAGCATTTTCTTTGATTACATTAGTGAAGTCACACTTTGCATTAAGTTTTAAATGAAGTCCAAAATTATCATACTCAAAATCAAACATGTAATTATTGAATTCTGGGATATTTTTCTCAGGATTTGTTTTTAATGACTCAATGCCTTTTACAGATACAATTTTTTGAACTGTTTGATGAAAATAGCTATTTCTAAAATATGAGTCGTGATGCTTAAGTCTGAACAGTCGTCCTAAATAATCCACATCAGAAGTTATTGCATAGTTAGATGTGTTTAATTCATCTTCGTAATAGCCAATAAAAAACTCTTCTCCTTCAAATCTACCATCGGTTTCGTCTTCATCATCTTCAAAATATTTCAAAACAAGTGGAATCTTGAAATTTTGTATCTCATTTGGCTTATTGTAGTCTAATTCATATTGCTTGATAGGAGCCAAAGATGTAGAACGGTATAAATAAAGTCTAATTATCTGTGCTTCTTTGAAATGAAGGGCAATATTTGTAATCGTTACAGATATTGAGTTAGTTCTTTTGAGGACTAATTTTAGACCTCTAAACTTGTTTTGTTTCTGTAAAACATCTGTAAAATTACCTCGTCTACGAGTTATCCATGAATCTTTTAAAATATGTTTTTGAAATCCTGTATTTTCTTTTTCAAAAACTCTAATGAATTTGTTGACTAAATTTAATATTGATGCCTTCACAATTTCAGCTATGAAAGATTCCAAAGATGAATGGGTATTATCATCATACAATGAAGATATAAGTTCAAAGTTGGTAATAACTCCGTTCAAATCATATTTATACGGTGCTTCAGGTTGCACCAAATCATCAGAAAGGGTTGCAAATTCCCCATTTTCATTTTGGGAAAATCCAACCCTTTTCTTTAAGGTTTCAACTACTGATTTTTCGTTAAATAACATTAGGCAGCTAACGCATATTTATAGTTATGTCTATCTTGATTTGCTCCCACAGTTTTAGCCTTAGCCTGAACACCTAAACCATATGCACGCATTTGGTAAATATCCTTTATTTGAGCCTGTTGATCAGGTCCTGCTCCTGCATCGTCTTCTTGGATTGTCGTTATCATTAGGTCAAAATAAAAGTTAGGTATGACTGGGGATGGAATAGTCACCATTGCCACATCTGCCTTACCACTTGATTTTTTAAATTGTACTGTATTGGCTCTATGGTCGGGTCTATTCCACGTTTGAAACGCAAACGTCCCTTTTTTCATAACATACGAAGTAAGGAAATTACCAGAACCATCTAATATTTTATTTGATGGCTGAATGTCAAAACCAAGTAATTGCTCAGTCATGAAAACTGCTTGATTTTCCTTATTTTGGTTCAAGTCATTGACCAGGTCCATTAATCCCAAAGAACCAGCCATGAGAAATTGCCCACTGATAAAGTTAGACATCATATCAGTAGCTACTCTGCTAGGGAATTTTGTTAACAAAGTATTTGGAACCGTCATCAAATCGGCAACATTATCAAATGTGCCTGAACGCCCATTGTTGACTTCTGATTTACCAGATTCAAACAATGAGATTAAGAAAGTTTCTAAATCGTTGTGAATATTTTCAATGGTTTTATCCATCAATATTCTTAGAACTCGATCATAACCTTCAGCATTATTCAAAAAATCGTTTGGCGTAATATCAAAATACTTTACGTCACCAATGTAAACGCTAGGATTCACAAAGCTTGAAGCACCAAAACTTGTTCCTGTTGGGTTAGGCATTAGCCTTGTTCCTGTTGGCTGTGCCATTGAAACATCAAAAACAGGTATTTGAATCGGTTGACCTGAAGCCGGCTGTATTTGCTGGATTTCTTCAGCTAATTGTCTAAAGTTTTTGTTTCTATCGGGGTCATAAACTAACAAATCGTTTGACCTGACAACATTTTCCAAAATATTGAACATGTCGCCTTTGTTTTGCAAGGCTTCTATTTGTAGCCGTTGCGTAGTTTCAAACTCTAAAATTAGTTTGTTGACAAAAGTTGCCGCTAAATCACTCATTTTTTAAGGTTTTTTCGCTCGCCTTTCCTCCATCATTTTTTCAATGACTTTTTCCCTGTTATCATTCGTTAAGGTTCCATCCTTGACATGCTGATCATATACTTGTTCAGCCGTCATTGCAGGTTCACCTTTTATAGTTGTCTTTTCACCACCGCCACGAAAAACAGTATCGGGAATAAGTTCTAAGTATTTGGGCAACTGAGTTGCTACGATTTCATCCATAGTTAAAAATTTCAAAGGGTTGTCTTTGTCTTTAACAGGGCTTCCATCTGCATACGTAGTTGTTCCCTTTCCTTGTTGGAAATCAAACGAGTTTTTGTAAATAGAATTAAATTTTAGTTTAAACATTTCAATTCTATCTTTGAAGCCTTCATCGGTTTCACCCTCCAAACGTTTAATTTTTGGAATGTATGTAGAAAGCGCACTATCAAGTAAATAACTTGACATCATTTCTTGAGCTTTAGCAATTTCTTTGTTATAATCTTCAATGGGGAACATTTCCTTTAATTTCTCATCGTGTTGTTCCTGTAATTGTTGATTTTCTAAAATTGCTTGCCTCAATTTTTCAGCCGCTTCATCATTACCGGTGGGGGGTTGTTGGTAGACCTTTTCAAAAAGTTGTTCCGCCGTGTCATAGTCCTTGCCCTTCACAAGTCCAATTTGAGACACTTTCAGCATGAATTTCTCCAAGTCTTCATGCGCTTTTTTAGACGCTTCTCTTCTCTCCTTCTCGACGACACCCTCAGGTACTTCTAATTTTGCCGCAGCAATAGCTTCTTCCAAATCCGCAGATTTTAAAAGTACATGACCTTCAAGTGATGGCAATTCGTGGACCTCTTCTGAATTGATTTTACCAACTAACGATTCCAAAGACTCACCAGCCGCAGCTTCAAGTTCTTTGAAAAACTTCATAATAGATTCTTTAAACATATAACCGCAATTATTTTCAAGCCTCAACTTGATTTAAAGATAAAATGTATAAATTTGTACTTCTAAGTTTGATCGTTTGCTTGATTTAATCAGTAATCGCAAGAAGCCCCATTTTTTGGGGTTTTTTGTTTTTTAAGCTTTTTGTTCTTCTTGATTATCTTTTACGGGAACCTCTTTTTTGATTTCTTTCTTAGCTTCTTTTTCTTCAACAAGCCCAACGCCATGCAAAACTTCTATAAAGAACGGGCAAGATTTAATTTGAACCTCTTTAGCTTTTTTGTTTTGTTCAGCATTTAAAGTAGGGTCATTAAATGCCAATGCGGCTTTGTACTCATTCAGTCTAAGAAGGTACAATGAATAAAAATCATCAATAGGTGTTACAATGAGTTTCCATCCTTCATCTAATCCGTTTTTCAAAAGTTTGTGAACTACATTTCCATCCGTGAAGTATTCCGCATAACGCTTATCAATCTTCAGGAGATCCTCCTTCGTCTTCAATTTCTCCACCTGTTGAGAATTCAGTTTCGGTAATGGTTTTTTGGTTGCTGTTGCCATAATTTTCTTTAACTAATTTAATTAACTCTTGTTGTAAAACGCCTGAATCTAGCTCAATTGCTCGTTCAATTCCATTTTTTTCTATAAATAACGAAAAAATGTCTTCAAAAAACAACTTTAGTAGTTTTATCTCATCTGAGATAATAGGCAAATCCTTTACGTCATTGAAATTATAAAATGACATTGGCTCAACGGTTAATTTCTTCAAAGCCAGTTCAGCCCCCTTTCGGTCCTTCCTGTATTTAGATATAATATAAGCCCTTTGTAAAGGCTCCAATAAAACAGGATTTGCGCCTCGTTCCTTTGCATCTAAATAATTTTGTAAAATTTCGTATTCGGATTCTAGGTTGAAATCTTCACCCCAAGAAATGAGATTACCTTCATATGATTTAGAGTCCTTGAAATATACCATTGCTAACAAGTCGGTTAACTCTGATTCTATTTGTTCTCCTTCATCTTTGAAATTTGATAGCAAAACATAAACCGTTTGCAAGTTTAGTTTTTTTCCTGTTGCTGTTTTTTCAGCCGCTTGCAACTTTAAAAAGTTCCTTGTGCCAAATATAGCCTCTTCCACTTTTTCCCAGGACCAATCAACTTGTTCTTTTCCTTCCTTTACAAATTCGGTTGGCGCAGAAATATATCCGGCTACGTCTTTAGGATTTCTAAATTCCTTTAATGAATCTGGATGTATTCCTAAGGCTGAAGTTGGATTTTTATCTATTTTCAAACCTGAGCCTCCACAGGTTGAACACTCTATAAAGTCGTTGTTTATTTCTGAATAAGTCTCGCCTTTACCATCGCATGCTGTACATTTTTCGTAAACTGAGTAATATTTTTGCTTGAAATTGTATTTTCTGTTTATAAGGAAATCCAGTTCGGCATCTACTGCCAATTCAGCCTTTCCAAGCCCTGCTTGTATTGGAGAAGTTACAACAATAGGTTTGTATGATTTTATTGGCTTTGCCGATATTCTAACAAATGGAACTTTGCCAAAAAAATGTTCTATTTCCTCTTTTAATAGGAAATCATTACCATCCTTTTCAAAAAAATATTGCTTGTCCGCATCAACAAAACGAAACAATTCTATTTTCTCGTTCTCCCTGGTTACTTCATCTTTAAATATGACATAGTCAATTTCACGACCTTTATAGTTTAAGTCGTGGATAGAATAACTTTCTTTGAAAATTATGTATGGTTCTGCATTTGGTTTAGCTTCTTTTGGCAATTCTACAAAAAAGCCCCCTCCAAAGTCAATAAATCGTGCTTTGAACCAAACCTCGTACATTAAATATTGAATTGATTTCCCCTCGGCTACTGTTTTTAAATGGTTTACAAATTCAGCTTTTTTTTCAGGATTTTTTTCTATGTAGTATTGCCTTGTTTCACCATATGAACTGATAACTCGATAAAATTGGTTTACTACTTGATTAAAAAATGCTTTGCTCAGTTCGGACATCTTCAACAAATCAAGTTTCAGATTCATTGAATCTTCAGACTCTAATAACTTTATGGCTTCAGGTACTAATTTTTCTATGTTTTCGCCTGAGAAGTGGGATTGATGTCTTTGTTCGTCTTCAATTACTTTTTGTAATTGTTCTGTATTTAGTGGGTTTTTGATTAACTCAAGGGCTTCTTGTTCTGAATACATATGATGGTATTTTGCCAAATATACAAAATAATCAGGTCCCCGAACCCTTATCGAGGACAAGCATCACTCTACTAATTGCCAGAAAATACGCTGGCTCGCATTTATATTTATGAAAAATGGTTCGTCCCAAAAACAGGTAGAATTTGAATTAACAAAAACCACCTGTGAAATCATATATAGATTACTAACTATTGCAAGATGCAAACTTTTATTACAAACTGCAAACTAAGCTGCATTAAGTGGATGAACAGGTTTATAAATTTCAAAGAACATTCTCATGATCATAATGTCTAAAACATCCGGTGACCGTTTTAAAATAGCTTTTATTTGGTCCTTCTTGATTAATTTCAACTTTCTATCATCGTCAACTTCTCTGCTTTTTAACTGCTCAAGTTCCTCAATAATATAAGTTTTCTCAGACTCAGTTTTTGCCCTAATAGCAATGTCACCTGAATTTATCAAACTAGCTAATTTGTAACCGCATTGAGCTTTTAAGTTTTCGTAATTTTCACCATTCAAAGGCTTTGAACCGTTATGAAATTCTTTTGAGTTTGGTATAAATCCACCGACGAAGCCGCCGACGCCGTCTGCATCATAACAAATATTACTATTTCTAACCCTGTATTTTGCCTTAAACTCATTGATTTTATCAATAACCTCTTTACCGTCTGACTTATCAATTATGCAGTAATCAATCAAAGTTAACCCGTCCCAAACACCAACTACAAATTTATCTGAACCCCTCAAAGCAACATCGGCTGTTATGTACCTGTTTTTGTTTCTTGGAGGAATGTTTGTAAAACAATCTAATATGGCATCATAAGTAACTAATGAATTCGGGTCACTGTCATATTCCCAATTGCCTTTTAAAAGTCTTTCTTTTAGTTGTGGGTCCTTAATACTGTTCAGCACCTCTAAATATTCTTTAGGTAAATTATCTTTGTTGTCCTCCCAAGAGGAAAGAATTACAGCTTTATTTTCATCTAGTGTACCGGTTATGAATGGTTTGTAAAAATCTTTGTATAGATAGTTTTTTTTGGGATTGCAAGTTAAAAGTATTTTCAGGGGAATATCTAATTCTTTGTTTTTCCATCTTCCAATCCTTGATTTAAGAACCTCAAAAGCTCGCTCATAGGATTCTCCAGCCTCTTCAATCCATCCGCCGGTAAAGTTCAATGAACCAAATCTCTCATAGAGTGGGTCCTTTATGGGTAAAAATGCAATATCAATAAGTTCTATTTCAGTTCCATTTTTGAACTTTATGACATCGTTTGAAAATGTATATTGATTTTGAAAATTGTGTATCTTGGCAACCTCGGACCAGGTGTAAAGCACAGATTGCCTACTTTTTTTTATTTCGTTTCGGGCAATAAACCAACGAGTTTCTGGAAGATAATAACCGCTTAACATAAGCCATTCGCAGCCCAAATGGCTTTTACCCCCACCGGCAAAGCCTCCATACAAGATATAATTTGTGGTCCTATCTTTTAGATAATAATAAGCTTCTCTTTGGGTTCGTAATGGTTGGTATGATGGTATCAATCACGCTTTTTTTTGTGAAACATTTTCCTTTTAATGAAAGAAACCAATGACTCATTTACAACGATTTCTTCTGAAAATCTACCACAAGGCGAAATATGTTTAATCTTCTTTTTCATTTTCTTTTGGGGGTGATGCTAAGTTCTCTAAAAAATCAAATCCAGTAAATTCATGATCAACGGCTCCAGAATGTTCAAACTTTTTAGTTTCAGAATAACCGCCTTTAGTCATCAATAACCATTTAGCCACGTGTATATCCCTTTCAAGAACAATTGCGTCTTTCACGACCATTTTTGCTTCATCAATTAATACATTTTCCTCTTCTGCAAATAACTCTTTTGCGTCTTCATATTTATTTATGTATTTCTTGGCTGTGTGCCAATTACAACCTAAATTGCGTGCAACTTCAGATACAACTCCACCGCTACCTTCAACGGCTTTCATTATATCAATTTTCTTAAATGTCTTAGTCATAACCCCTTCGTGTTTTTGTAAAATTAAAAAAGAAATTCCTGTACCCCTGCATTAATGGCTTGATTAATCCTTTTTTTCGCAATATCAAAATATTCAGCATTTATTTCGCATCCTATGAAATTTCTACCAAGTAATGCAGCTTGTTCACACTCACTTCCTGAGCCGACAAAAGGAACAAGTATTGTATCGCCCTTTCTTGTCGTCGAATTTATCAGTATTTTAGTTATTGCTGTCGGTTTTTGCGTCGGATGATTGTATAGTCTACTAATATTTGTTTCTTGGTGAAATTCAAGCACATCCGTAATTTTAAGGTTATTGTCAAAAAATCGCCTTTTGTTTCCGAAAGAATCGCTATTTTCTCTTTCCTCCTTCAATTGTTCATATCTAAACTTTAATTCAGAATAAGTTTTGCGAAAAACACAAAGTTCATTCATTTGGTTGTATCTTTCTTCTGAAGGCAGCCTCCATTGACTTTTTGATATAAATTGATGAATACATCTTTGGCTAACTTCTAAATGTTCAGCTACTTCTTTAGTCCCCACTGCTAAAACTGACGCTCTCAAATATAATCTTAACTCGTCAAAAGGTTCAAAATAGACGTTTGAGTTATGGCTTACATAGTCTATTTCCTCCGGATTATACTTAGAGTAAAACAAAATTCTTTCTGTTACCGGTGCAAAACAACGAGCTTTAGTAAAATCGGCTCTTCTATTTTGGGAATCTATTTTGTGCCAAACCAAGGAGTTTTCCAAATTAAAATAATCGTCTAATATTATTTGGCTATACGCAATGTTTTTTGCCGAACCGTACCAAAACAACGAGCCTTTTGGAGATAATACTCTATAACATTCTTTAGCCCATATTTTAACAATTTGCTTATACTCTTGGAATGATTCATAATTAAAATCAAATTCACCCTTAACCCTGAAGTATGGCGGGTCCGCTATAATCAAATCAATTGAATCATCATCC